TAAAAATGATGATGACTGGGAAGCAAACTGGTCTGGAGGCGCAAACACTTACGGTGAATTCGCAGCTAGATATGCAGGTACTTTAGGTAATTCACTTAAAGTTTCTGTAGCAGATGCTAACACATATTCATCATGGACATATGCAACACAATTTACAGACACACCAGGTACATCAACATATGTATCTAATGCTGGTGGTTCTAATGATGAACTTCATGTTATCGTTATCGATGAAGACGGTTTAATTTCTGGAACTCAAGGTACAGTATTAGAAAAATATGGTTTTGTATCTAAAGCATCAGATGCTAAAGATGATTCAGGTAATACAAATTACTACAAAAATGTAATTGGTAATAAATCAAAATACATTCACTGGATGTCACACGCAGATGATGGTACCAATTGGGGTTCTGCCGCTTCTGGTACAACATATGCAAACTTAACAGCTAATGTAACAGTTTCACTTACCGCTGGTGCAGATGGTACAATCTCAACTGCTAATGTGGTAACTGCATACGATACATTTGACAATGCTGATTCAGTAGACATTAACTTAGTTGTTTCTGGTCCTTCTAACCAAACAATTGCAGATAGCTTAATCACCATGTGTGAAACAAGAAAAGATTGTGTTGTATTCTTATCACCTGAAAAAGCAGATGTAGTTGACAATGCTGGTTCTGAAACAACAGATGTTAAAGCATACAGAGACACATTAACATCAACATCATATGCTGTGTTAGATTCAAACTGGAAATATCAATACGACAAATACAACGATGTATATCGTTGGGTCCCATGTAACGGTGATATTGCTGGTTTAGCGGCAAGAACTGACCTCGAAAGAGATCCTTGGTTCTCACCTGCTGGTCCTAACAGAGGTATTATGAGAAACACATTGAAACTTGCTTGGAATCCAACAAAAACAAACAGAGATGACCTCTATGTTAAAGGTATCAATCCTGTTGTTACATTCCAAGGCGAAGGTACACAATTATTTGGCGACAAAACACTACAATCTAAACCATCAGCGTTTGACCGTATCAATGTTCGCCGCTTATTCATTATATTAGAGAAAGCAATTGCTCGTGCAGCTAGATTCTCATTGTTTGAATTCAACGACCAATTCACAAGAGCGCAGTTTGTGAACTTAGTTGAACCATACTTAAGAGACATTCAAGGTCGCCGTGGTATCACTGACTTCCGTGTTGTGTGTGATGAATCAAATAACACAGGTGAAGTAATTGATAGAAACGAATTTATCGGTGACATTTACATCAAACCTGCTCGTTCAATTAACTTTATTCAACTTAACTTTGTCGCAGTGAGAACAGGTGTTTCATTTGACGAAGTGGTTGGACAATTCTAATAAATAGAGAAAACAGGAGAAAATAAATGGCATTTAATGTAAACGAATTTAGAAGTCAAATGGTTGGAGACGGTGCCCGTCCTAATCTGTTTGAAGTTTCTATGCCGTTCCCTGCGTTCTCTGGACCAGGAAACGCACAAACAAAACTTACATTCATGTGTAAAACTGCACAGTTACCAGGCGCTACGCTTGGTGTTGTGCCAGTTCAATACTTTGGTCGTGAATTAAAGTTTGTTGGTAATAGAACATTCGCTGATTGGACAATTTCTGTCATTAACGATGAAGACTTTGTTGTTCGTAACGCCTTCGAAAGATGGATGAACGGCATCAATAGTCACAATCTTAATGTAAGAAATCCAGTTGCACTTGCACCAGGCGGTTATACCGTTGATGGTGAAGTAACACAGTATGGTAAAGCAGGAAACTCACTTAAGAGATATAAGTTTGTTGGCTTGTTCCCATCAGATATAACACCAATTGATGTTGATTGGGGTGCAAATGACACAATGGAAGAATTTGCAGTTACCCTATCATACCAATGGTGGGAATCAATCGAAGACGGTGTTGTGTAATAGAGTGGGGAATACTCCCCACTTTATTTTTTTTATAGGATGATAAATTATTATGGCGATTAAACTATTCGGATTCACTCTAGGCAAAAAAGATGTTGTTGTTCAACAACCATCTGACCAGCCTTCTTTTACCCTACCAAATGAGGCAATGGATGATGGTGCAGTTACCATTACCCAAAATGCTCATTACGGTACATATGTTGATTTAGAAGGTTCAGTTCGTAATGAGATTGAACTTATATCTCGTTACCGTGAAATGGCAAACCATTCTGAACTTGAAATGGCAATTGACGATATTGTCAATGAAGCTATCACACACGATAATTCTGGTAAAACAGTTGATATTCGATTAGACAATCTTCAACAACCAGAATCGATTAAGAAAAAAATCAGAGATGAGTTTAACAATGTTTTAAGAATGTTGAACTTTAATAATCTTGCTGATGATTTATTTAAACGATGGTACATTGATGGTCGTATTTACTATCATGTTGTTGTTGATGAATCCAGACCTAAAGAAGGTATTAAAGAATTAAGATATATTGACCCACGCAAAATCAGAAAAGTTCGTGAGGTTCAAAAAGATAAAGATCCAAAAACTGGTGCATTAGTTATTAAATCAATTGGTGAATACTATGTCTATACAGACAAAGGTACAACCACACAAAACTATACTACATCAGTTAATTCAGGATTAAGAATTGCACCAGAATCTATTATTAATGTAAACTCTGGTTTAATGGATGCTAAGAATACTTTTGTTATTTCTTATCTTCACAAAGCAATTAAACCACTCAATCAGTTAAGAATGATTGAAGATGCTGTTGTCATTTATAGAATATCACGAGCACCTGAAAGACGAATATTTTACATTGATGTTGGTAACTTACCAAAAGGTAAAGCTGAACAATACTTAAGAGATGTTATGGTGAAATACCGTAACAAGATGGTGTATGATGCTTCTACTGGTGAGTTAAGAGATGATAGAAAACATATGTCAATGTTGGAAGACTTTTGGTTACCAAGACGAGAAGGTGGTAAAGGTACAGAGATTACAACATTACCAGCTGGTCAAAACTTAGGTGAACTTGAAGATGTTAAATACTTTAGAAATAAATTATTACAATCTTTAAATGTTCCAATTTCTCGTTTAGAACCACAACAAGGCGGTATGATTGGTCTTGGTCGTTCAACTGAAGTCACAAGAGATGAAGTTAAATTTGGTAAGTTTATTACAAGATTAAGAAATAAATTTTCACAAGTATTTGACAACGCTTTAAAGATTCAATTAGTATTAAAAGGGATTTGTTCATTAGAAGAATGGCAAGATTTTCAAGAGCAAATCTATTATGATTATCTCAAAGATAATAACTTTACAGAATTAAGAGATGCAGAGTTACTAAGAGAACGAATTGCACTTCTCAATACTGTTGATCCATATATTGGTCGTTACTACTCAACCGATTGGGTCAAAAAGAATATTCTTCAAATGTCATCTGAACAAATTGAACAGATGGAAAAAGAAATTGAAGAAGAACAGGAATCAGGTGTTTCATTTGGTCAATCAGAGGTTGATCCAAATCAATTTCCACCTGAAGATAATACAACAGATTCGGATCAAACTGAATCACAAACCCCTGAACTTGATGCTGATGTAATTAAGTTTGGCGGAATAAATAAAGGTTAATCGGAGAATATTATGACAGATGTAGTTGACTTTGTAAATCAAATAGCCGCAGCTCAAAGTGCTGATGCTAAAGATACTTTAAATAACATTTTATCACAAAAAGCAATGGAAGCTTTAGATGGTAAAAAACAAGAAATTGCTTCATCACTTTTTAATGGTGTAGAAGCTCAACCTGAAGAAGAACCAACTGAAGATGATGTAGAAGTTGAAGTTCAGGATACAGCAGACACCGAAGTTGATGAGACAGAACAACCACAAGAAGAAGAATGAAAAGCCTAAAAGAATTTAAAGATATAGAAGATATTCTGACCGAAGAAAATATCGATATTAAAAAATTCGATATACTTGTTCGTGCCGGATTAGCAGATAAAACTAAAATACAAAGACTTCATCGAATCTTAGATAAGATGAATGAAGAACGACCTGTATTTAATCCAGTGGAAAGAAAACTTCTTCAAAATTTATTCAATAAAATGGTTGGTCTTTTAACAGACAATCCTCAAATATTTCAAAAGACAAGACGAGCTGTTAGAGAAGAAATAGATGTTATTGAAGCAGAAACAATCAATGAGAAAAAAGAAAGTGATACACCAAAAGATCCACCTTTTGTTCTCATACTCAAAAGAAAATCATTCAGACCATATCCTAATGGAATGAAAGTTGCTTTATATTATAATTCTAAGTTAGACAAATATTTTACTGTGCCTTACGGAAAAGGTATTGACCAAAGTCCATTGCAATCCGAAGAGGTAAATGTCATAAATAGCGATGAAACTCTTGAAGAAAGTGTAATGGACACACTTCATAGTATCGTAAAAAACAAACAAGCTAAATCAGTTAAGTTTGCAAATGGTCAAACAAGAAAAGTTGACCACTATACAGCATCTGCTATGACAAATGTTCATAAAGCTCTAAAACCAGAAAATGCTAAAAAGTATGCTGACTTGGTTCATAAGAGTCCAGAGCATTTTAGAAAGGGTTCAGATTTTGCATTTAAGGCTCATAATAAAAAATGAGCATTATAGATTCTTTAATAGAGAATAAACTAGACGAAGCTAAAGAAAAAATAATTGCTCGTTTAGAACAAATTACATCAAAATATCTTGATGAAGCGAAACGATATGTAGCTGCTGATAGATTCGATGTAGTAGAAGAAACAGAAGATTTAGAAGAAGCATATAAAAGAAACCCAAACATTATTCGTATGGGTCGTGTAAAAAAGATTCGTAGAAGAATCAGAAGAAATGCAAAAGGCAGAATCGTTGTTCAGAAAAACAGAAGACGGTCTGCTATTAAAGGATACCGTATTTCAGGTAATACAGTAAGACGAATACCTGCAACTACGAGATTAAGAAAAGCCCGTTTACTAAAACGGTCATGGAAAACAACAAGACGAGCTAAACTACGCCGTTCTTTA